TTAGTGATGCGGTACTACTGGGTTAATATCAAGGGGTACATCGAGAAGTTCGGCAACTATGGTGCCGTGTGCCCGAACGGATACGCCCCAAATAAAGATCCTACTGGAATTGATCGGGAGGAGTGCATTCCTGTAGGACACCCCACCTACACTGCTGGCACTGGCAAGGTCCCTTCTCCTTCTCCCTCTTCCCCTTAAAGTGTCTGGTAATAAATAAATGAACAGGAAGCAGCTATTATATCTTGTTGTCGGAGCTGCTGCACTATTTGTGTTCGTGAAATATGTTCTCCCTCGCCTGGAGGGATTCGCGAATCCCGATTCGAAAGTGAACCCCAAATGCCCAACCGGGTACACACAGTGCCCTTCGGGGGACTGCATTGATGGCAGTGATCCTCACCAAACATGTCCCGAGGGAACAGATGCGTACTGATTGATGTATCTACCTTTTTGTGTAAAACGGAATTGGTTTTAGTAAGTTAGCCAGTCTTATACTGCCTTGTAACGACTACAACATGACCGATATGCTTATTGATATGAACGAGCACATGATGGCATCCTGCTGGGGTGACGAGGCGATGATTGCCGACCCGCGGACCATTACGGTTCCGTCTGTCGTCAACAAGAACAAGCTCACGTGGGGTATCCCGCTAGAGCGTGTTGTGGAAATTCCTGAGGACGGTGAGTCGCTCATGAAATATATGGAGTTCTGCTCCAAGAAGATGGAGATTCTCGCGAAGGAGCGGGAAAAGTTCAAGGACATGCCTGAGGCAGTCACTTACCTCCAGAATATTGCGCTGAAGAAGTGGTTCTGGACCATGAAGCGCAGCGAGTACGCTGAGTACTACCTCGAGTCTGATCTCGCGATTGCCCATGAGATGGGGATAGGTGAGATGCAGGTTGAGATGGATGCCGCTAAGATGGATGGTGACTGGGAAGGGTATGCAGAGATGCTGCCCAAGATCGAGTACCTTCGCAAGACGATGGCGCTCTACAAGAAGTGGGCAGCAGACAAAAAGAAGCTCGACTGAGCAACACAAAAGGAGATAGGAGACAATTGTCCTCTCCGAATTTTTAATTTACCATCCTGCCATATCTTTGTGTTCCGCCTGGCGCTCAATGTACCTCGTCTTAACATTCTGAGGCAAAAAGTGTTTGTTGAGTACAGCTTCAACAATAGAAGGATCAAACTGTTTGCACGAGAATACATCAAGGTACATATCATTAGACTCTTCGACGAAATGGGCGGTGATATTTGACGTTTCAATAAGCTGAACAAGTGTGTATCCTTTCTTATTGCCTGTTCCAAACATGACTATTTGTGGCTTGCCGTAAGCGACCATATCAATACGCTTAACAAGGGTGTGAGTGAACTGTTCAATATTTACAGGGCAACGAATCGACTTTGGAATGCAGTTGGCAGCATCTACAATTAGATGATACCCCCAGCGACTAATCATTGATATGTTCTTCAAAAAGAAAATAATGTGAAAACCTTATCAATAAACTTTTTGTCTTGAAAAATAGTATATCAAGATGATGTGGATGGGTCTGTACGCTGCTGCGCTATTTTTTGTCCTGACCCCGGGCGTAGTTCTGTCCCTGCCACCAGGCGGATCCAAGCTGACGGTGGCGGGCGTACACGCAGTCGTGTTCGGTGTAGTGTGGTGTTTGACGAACAAGCTCGTTTGGCGCACCCTTCATTAGACACTTCGGATAAACTCCCACTTCAAGTAATCACAGATTTTCTGCCAGATCGCGTCGTGAGAAATTAGGCGATCTCTGGATTTCAGTAAAGGAAAGTAAACCTTGTACTCATCTAACTCTAGGAGTTCAAAGAACTTATAGAGAATGTATGAATAGGATAAGAAATTCGTTCTGTCGTCGGGACAGTATATTAAAAAAGGCGCCTGGATTTCCTGGAACATTGCCCTTATTTTTTCTTCAATTTCAGGAGTAATTGTAGGGGGAGGGTTACCATTAAGTCTAGAAATAATATGAGTAGCATGCTCATAATACTTTGATCTATTCAGCTTTTTTAAGATTTCGCGCATATCTTTTTCCGTGAGTTCTGCCACATTCTGGATACGTCGCTTCTTGATTTCCATAACAACTTCGTTCATCACTTCGTTCGGAATTATGGTTGACTCCTTAGCTTGAAACTGATTCAAAATTTCGTTCAAATGGTTAATTTTCTTGTAAGCGTAATTGTTACGTTCCTTAGGAGGATCACGAAAACTCGGTTGGTCGGATACTACAAGCATGTACTCTTCCGACCCGCACAAAGGACAAACCAAAATTCCTTCATCTGACGATTCTTCGCGCGCAATATTGCACTTATCACAGTGTTCGGTCACAGCCTTCTTGACTTCTGCGGGTTCGCCAGTATTCAACTTCATTCGGGCCGCAAACTCGTCAAATAATTTCTTCTTTGATGGAGCTGCAGTTTCAGTCGTGTTTTGGTGTAAATATTTGGCAAATGTGTTTTGGTCAGTAGGAACGGTGGATTGCTGAACCTTTTCGCCCGACCCGTAATATTTCAGCATGATGTCAGCGTTTTTCAAGTAATAATCAGTTAACGGATTTGTTTGGTCCAAACGTTCAGATAGTTCTTTGATGTCTTCGCGCATCTTAGACGCTTTCAAAATTTCGGGTAACGATACTGACTTTTCCAAAATTCCAAGTTCGGACTTCATAGAGTTTAATTGAATACGCAAAGCATGAATATTTGTGGTTTCGTCACGTATTCCTGTGACAATTGATTGATGAACCGAATCCAAAGTTCCAGAAACAACTTCCGCTTTCTTAGACGAAGTTGTTTCTCGCTGCTTCTTTATTCGAAAAATATTATCCATCTTATTACGTCCTTCAATTGTCGTTTCCTTAAACTCATTTTTTACGAAGAAGTAGGAGCGCACCTAACGAAACCCACGCGATAATTGTTGGAATGAATGTATCGTTCGCAAACGTTTCCTTGATTTTGACTCTGGGACACCTTGAGGAGTCTACGACCTTACACAACTCAGCCTTAAAATCAGGAGTCAGATCTGGAGTTAGCCAGTTAGTTGGTTTGCCTGAAGATACGGGACATTCGTAGCACTTACAAGCTGGGGACGCTGAAGCTGTTACTGAGTTCATGAGGTACACGGGATTCAAGCCTGAAATATCATTTAAAACTCCAAATACAAGACCTTCGCTCTCATTATTCACGTAATTAAATCGAGCTTGAATAGATCCGTCAGGAGCAGTACATGTGCCTCCGGTATTCACAAAGTAACTATCTCCCATTTTTCGACTACCGACTAGTGTGTTCACGTAAGTACCTACAGCCCCCAAATTCGTGCCTAACTGGTTGAATGAACCTTCGGTACCTACACCCAAACTACTAGGCTTTCCTACATTGTCAGAATAACTGTAATCAGGACCCCTGATCTCAGTTTCAGCTGCTGGGTCTTTGTTTTTAACACTACCCCACAGCGAATTCAACCCGAGGTTCGCCATTGTGTTCTAAATGTGATTTTACTTGGCGCTTATATTCGGAATTTGTCAGTGCGCACGGACGCTGTTTCAGGATAGCCGATGACGCTAATTCAAAAGAGTACCCGAACTTCTTACACACAAACAGTAACGCCAAAAATCCCGACCGATTAATTCCACACTGGCAATGCACATAAATGTTTCCGGATCCGGGAGTACGTAAAAAGGTATTCATAGTTTGTTCAAATTTTGGATACCATTTCAAGATGTTTTCGTCCATACTGTCCAGCGCTTCAAGACATACGTAATTATCCGGAAACTTTGTACGAAACCAAAGTGGACTATCTTTATCAAATGCACAGTTTATGACATGAGTAATATTATGACTCCGGACAAATCCTGGATTCAAGTACATTCCAGGACCAAACATAATATTAGTATGTATTTTTGCCGGGGGTTCGTTCTGCCACCCCCTTGTTCTAGCACCTTTCAATAGCCAAGCCATTACTTCTACTGTGCGCGAACATTTTAAACGAAAAACAGAATTTAAAGATTGTGTGACTTAATTTAATCATAACCCATGTCGGTGTTCACAACTCTGATTTACGGCGACGATTCCAATAAGCCCATCGCCAATTTTACGACCACTTCTCTCAAGGATGCTTCCTACGTCGTCAACGCTTACCTAAATACGCTCGAGAACGTAGATGTAACGAAGGAGTTTGTTAAGAGGCAGTTTGATACTCCGTACTATCTCAGCAACCAGCATCCTCCTCGTGCCGACGGCAGGCATTCAGTTCCTGATGTCAGTTTTACGTACAAGCATGAGGAGGAACTTACGATGGAATACCGTGTTCATACCACGATCCACGATCAGGTTTGCGAATGCCCAATCCATAAGAACCTGTCTTAATCTTTTGGAAAACGAATAGGTATTCATTGAATACAGAAAGAGTACAATAAAATGCAGTATACTCCGGTGTTTCAAAACACTCACTTGCATTATGCGACAATAACGAAGCATGGTAAGGAAATTGCATGTTCTCGTAATAGGGTTGGCTCCCGATCTCTTGGATGCGGATACTCAAACCAAACGATACATGCAGAACGCGCAGTTGTGAAAAGTCTCGGTGACGTGTCACAACTTCGTGGGTGTGTTCTTACGGTAGTTAGACTCAATAAACAAAGTGAAATCATGTACTCCAAACCTTGCGCCTCGTGCGTCAAGTTTCTGGAAAAGTGTATCAAAAAATACGGTCTGCTGAAGGTCCTTTATGCTGGTTCAAATCAGCGAGGAGCCCAATGTACCCACGACGTAAGCGATAGCGACAGCGACTCCAGCAAGGATAGCTGCTCCCATGTATGAGGGAACACCTCCGGACGTATACGTGTTAGGAATGTACTGCAGAATTAGGGAGCGGGGAGTAGACAAGGAAATTATCATCGCTGCTAGAAAGAAACCAAAATAGGTCATTAGATTTTTAGCTGCGTACCGCATTGTAGAAAACATATGCTGGTTGCTGTGCAGAACGGCAGCTGGTTTATGAGGCTGGGCATCCTGGAATCCGTTGGTGACAAAAGGGTCAGTGCCTCCGGTCACAATAGGAGCAAATGTCGTGGACTGAGGAAGCTGGGGGTTCTGAACAGGCCCGGATCCTAGTAGATCACTCAAATCTGTTGCGCCTTCCATCTACTTTATTTAAAAGAAGGTAATTCGCATTCAGCATCTTCCGCAACATACTTTATGCATTTGTCGCCATGACGTACAACTCGCCCTTCAATTTCTCCAGCGGGCATAGATAGAGCTTGGCGCACAGGGATAGGACGGTGAAAAAGCATGATGGTAATACCCAATCCAATCAAAAAAGAAAGGAAGGGAACAGCTTTTTCGTTACGGAAAATTCCAATGACCTTGCCGATCATCTTCTATTATTACTGAGAAGCGACTAAATTGAGCGAGGTTTGTTTGCCGTTGCACGGAACGTCTACTGCCTTGAACTTTACGCACCCTGTAGATGTATGGAAAGGTTTATTTGATCCAGGAGTGGGCATCCCTTTTTCTTCGCGGGGCGGAGGCGAGAATACTGCGACAATGAGCATACCCACAATCGTTCCTACAAATAACCACAAAAGTGATATCATTATTCTTATCCTAGTTTATTGTAAAATGGACGACACTGGTTTTACTGGTGCCACTGGTCCTACTGGAGTTACGGGAGAAACTGGTTCTACTGGCGTAACTGGCGTAACTGGCCCTACTGGCGTAACTGGCGATACTGGTCCTACTGGCGTAACTGGAGTTACGGGAGTTACGGGAGAAACAGGTCCTACTGGAGTTACGGGAGAAACTGGTCCTACTGGCCCTACTGGCGTAACTGGCCCTACCGGAGTTACGGGAGAAACAGGTCCTACTGGCGTAACTGGAGATACTGGTTCTACCGGTCTGACGGGAACGTATCCTTACCCAACTGGACCCACAGGTCCCACGAGTCCCACGTATATTATGACTCTAGAGCAGTTAGTACAGTACCACAACACGACTCTCGAGTCTGAAACGACTGATAAGGCATCTATGGATTTCATTATTAATCCAGCAACGTCGGGAGTTCAGCAGAACCTCATTCAATGGGCCTCAGCTGGATTCCCAGTTAATTACCAAGTACTTTCTGTAGCTCTAATTCGTCCTTCGCCGTGCTCTGACGGTGTGAGTCGCGATATGTTGCAGTACATTTCGTTCCTTACGGGGTCAGATATTATGACCTTAACAACTAATTTTGGATCACACTTTTTGGGTATTTACTTTTCGTACAGCATTGCCGGTAACATTGTAAACTTACACGCCTCCAAACTTCCTACGGCATAAACTTCTTGTACGCATGAGCGGTCGGCAAGTTATTTTGCAATCCCCATTTCCAAGCCAAATATCCTTCAATTTGCTGGAGTTGGATTTTCGATAATGCTGAATTATACACAATCACTTCGCAAATGTATCCTGTTAATGGATAGTACCCAGTGCTATTTTCATAAGCACCGCCGACGGCAAATGGCTGAGCTGTTGCTGCACTATTGGGACCATTACTATTTGTGTATGTAGTATCATTGCCATCGGTTCCTGCGATTAAAGTAACACTTGAGGAGGATGTTGATGAACTGAGGGATGCCGCATAAATATGAAAAGCGGTTGTATCTGCAGGTGTAAGGGGTCCAAATGGATTATATGTTGATGTGG